ATCTGCTTTAGGAGATCCCTCAACAGAATCATTACCATTGACAATTAGATTCTGTGCAAGAATATAACTATCGATTGGTAACATAATGTCAGCATCATAGTTCACAGTTACAGGTGTCTTGACTTGCCATAACATGTCGTTGAGAAGTCTTGTCCTATGGAAAGCATGTTCCTCAGTATATTCAAACTGATGGTCAATACAACGCAACTCTCTACCAGTAAGAATTTTTTCTAACTGAGGTACAACCTGTAGATCAAATACTGATTCCTTATCAAATTCTTTGATAATTACATTAGTATCAAAGTTACGTAAAAGATATACGAGGACAGTGATAATGTTCCTCATTCTATCATCAGTATCAATCCTCAAGGGAATGATAAAGGTACATTTTTTTAGATCAAATTTAGCCAATTTTTGAATCTCAAATCCGTTGTGATGTGTTGGGTCTTTTTCCATTAGATTACTTCCCAGTTGGTACAATAAAGGTCAGATGTGTCGTGAGCAGAAGTGTATCCAGTTCCGAACCACTTCTTAGGTGCAATGATTCTTTTCTTATCATTTTTAGATAACCAAGAACCCCACCATGAGAATGATGAGTTAGCAATGATAAAGTCACTACACAGTGACATCATGCATAGATCAGTTAGGTTGTCCTCGCCTTCCGAAATGAGGAACCTATCTTCTTTGAAAGTTTCTCTACACCAATTGGAATCATCGGAAAAGATAACAACAGTGCGATCACCATCAAATCTAGAGAGAGCGTTTTCATAATACTCCTGTGAACAAGGTGGATGGTTGTCAGAATTAGTTATATAATCACCTCGTCTGACATGCAAGGCTATAGGATTATCTAGGGAAGATATCATATCTTTACATGGTGTATAGATATGATTCTTGAACTCAAAATCCTTACGAATCTCATCTTCAATGTGTTCAAAATATTTTGTACTCTGAAGATATGCATAGACGTTGTGACCATCTGGCATATTATTGAAGAGGTTCTCATCAAAATGAAAGTGTGCTTCCTGAACATAAGGACCAGGACACACACCTATATTTTTGAGTGATGATAATTTGAATGCTTCAAAAAGTTGATGGTCAGTCCATTCATCTTTGAAGTCACTCTGAGGTATCATAAAATCAAAACCACGATGTGCAGCGATACCACGTAACCCTGCATACTGGAACATCTGGTTGCCCAGTCTTCCATGTCTTCCTAAGTGATTGAATCCTATAGTCATAATGAATGTTTCTTTTTCAAGTATTCAATTTCCTCTGGTATGAGGTGATCGTAAGTTCTTTGAGTTTGATTTCTATGCTCTCTGTTAGATATATGTATATCCTTTAGAACAATTGGTTCTCCGTGATATTTATAGAGTCTATAATACATGTCGCAATCCATAAGCATGACCAAATCTTCATCAAAATATTCTCCAATATCATTTCTAATTGCTAGGATAGAAGGAGAACTAAGTGTATTAACTCCTTCAAGTAATCTATCATTATAGACTGGCAATTTAGGATTATAATGTGTCCTCCCATTATCTAACGTGTGAGCGAATCCAGTTACAACCCATGATACATCAGCAGTAAATGCTTTGTCAAGTTCTTCTGTAAGAGTTGTTGTAAGAATGAAGTCATCAGAGTATAAAACTTTTATTATATCTCCTTCACCCATCCTCATTGCATTGTTAGTATTGACAGAGATGTTACCCTCTGGTGCTTTCTGATAAGTTATGTTTAGAATATCCCAGTAGTCATTCAGTGCTCTGAGTATTCTCTTCTCATCTCCTTGATGTGATACACATATCTCAAAATTTTTTGTAGTCTGTTGAGATAATGGATACAATATATCGAACATATATTGCTCACACTTTGGATGATCATGAGTAGGAATACAATAACTTACTCTCATTGATCAAGCACTACTTCATATGGTTGACATGCATAACTTCTAAGTTTATTTCTAATTTCATTAGGTATACTTTCATGTATATACCAGTCTTCCATACAGCAAGGACCATTGTGTATCTGGAACCCTACTAGATCATATCCATACTTTGAAAATATATCACGGTGTCCTGTAATATCACCCCACTGACGATACATATCATGCTCATAGGTAATACAGTTGAATGATAACTTATCAAGTGGAAATTTTCTTAGTGTATCAAGTGTAATCTGTGGTGGTTCAAGATCAAATGATAGGTAGTCCATGTGTCTAGGTAAACCAAGATCATCTACTGCCTTCACATAATCAAACTCTACTGCATCTGCCTCAAAGAGTTTGGTATTAGGTCTAGTGCCTTCCCACATAGCACATAGATCATGATCTAATTCTATTGACAATCCTCTCCAATTATACTTCTCTTCTAACAACCATGTGTTGTTACCTATCTTAGGTTGTGCACCACCTATCTCTAGGAACGTGCCATCAACCTTTGCATCATTCACAACTAAAGCAAATACATCTTGCCATACTTGAGAATAATTATGAGTTAGATCCTTCATACCTTCAGGTTTTACCTTTAGATACTGATAGTCTTTATGGAACCAGTTAGTCTGATTAGATCCGTTAAGTGGCATTGTTCACAGTGTCAATAATTTTTCTAGTTAATCTAGGTACTACATCATTATCACTATGAAACTTCTTAGCAACCTCATAGTTATGTTCAATTGCATCAAGTCTATTAGCATAACTATCAGCATCTAAATGTTTGATAATCATCTCTAACTCTTCAATGTCATTGAAAGTAATGATACCATCCATACTAAACCAGTCACTTATGTTAGGGCAACCATAGTATATGGGTACAGTCTTAGAAGCAAAGCAATCAATTATCTTTTCAGTAAAATAATTTTTTTGCTTTGAGTTCTCCACTGCTATATGAAACTTAGAAGTTTCAAAGAAATCATTCCGTCTATGATGAAACGGTGGAGACATGTGACTATAATACTGTAGACCATTAGATACGTCAACTCTTTTCAAGAGTTCAAAGATATCTAAACGTAACCTATGACCTACACTTTGATTCTTATTGCTAGTAACAAACGAGACGTTGTTTGTCTTATTGATCTTTAGATCTTTGAAGTCTAACCAACTAGCACCCCATTCAAATAATTCTGCAGTAGGATACTTGTCTAGTATAGACTGTGTAAATGTGTATATCTTATCAAACTTATATGCATTTCTCAATGCACCTTCACTTACTGTTGGCAGAATAGCAAGTGGTTCTGCTAGAAATAAAATCTTATAATCTGCCTGTTCATTACATGCAAGATTATCAATAGATATGCTAACTTGTTTGTCAAAGTCCAGTCCTCGATCAACCCAAGGGTTCCACCATAGGGGGTAAAACTGTGCTGCTTTCATCGTATATCTTGGAAATGATAATGGAATCCAAAGGTTTCAATACCGTCATGTTCTGGACAGTGTACTTCCTTTGAAAATTTAGCCGCCACCTCGACGGGAGCATACACACATCCTTGTTCCTCGAAGATGTGTCTATTGTGGCAGCATATGTTCCCGTCCTCATTATATAGACCAGCATTCTGATGCTTATAAAAATCTCCTTCGTTTACTTCCCAAGGGACGGTGACTTTACTGGGGACGGTGAGAAGACGCTTGGAGCGTAAGGAAAATCCTCCATTCCCGACACGTTGGTTCCTTCCCCACGGGTCAAGGTACGCTGTTGGGTCATCTCTCCACGGTGCTCCGATGTAGTCATATTGTAACCACGAACTATCCCAAAGCCAAGGTCGAATAACATAACCGTCAGGATGGATAAGAAGGCAGTGCGAGGACTGAATATGGTTGCCAAGATTATATAAACAATAAAAATTGAAATCATTGATGCTTTGTATAGGATAAGTTTTTTCATAGACAACCTGATCACACAAACCCTCAGGTTTTTTGCTACCTAAAAACTTAGCAGCACCCCACTTTATAGATTCACATGATTTATTTATTGCGTAAACTGCATCTGGCAGGTCTAAATCTGCCAGTATAAGTACGGTAACTTGGGGTATCTGAAGTTTAAGTTTTGGCATTAGCTACTGCTCTATTGAATAGAGGATATAAGTCTAACAGATTCTGATCTAAATTTCTAGCCTTTATAACTAGATCATTATTTTCTGACAGCATCGTCTTAGTTATATCAGCATAATCATCTACCCATAGTATAGGATAATCTTTATAACATTCTTGTAGATATAAATTCTTTTTCATAATAGGAACTCTCTTCAAAGATAGAACTTCCCACTGTCTGTGACAATCCACAGCATTACCCTCAGGACATATCATAAACATATGATCTTTGATCATATTATAATAATCAGTGTACCCTACACGAGGACTTATAGTGGCATAACTTTTATCAGAAAACATATCTCTTATGTTACCACGTTCACTTAGATTTGTTCCCTCTGAGTGGTTGATATATAATAACTTCTTCGGTCTAGTATCATTACACATAGCATCTTGAATTATCTCATGTCTATTATCATGATCATATAATTTTCTTTGCAACCCATAAGGAAATGGATGTAATCTACCACCATATCCAACAGCATTTGCTGCATAGATTGCAATCACATTAGGTGGTATGTGTGAATGTATATCATCTGTTATAGGTGTGTCTTCATTACTACAGAATATAATAAACTTTGTCTCCTTCAACAACATAATCTCTGCTAGTAGATGTAGAAGATCATCCTCCTCCATCATATGATTTACTCTCTCTTGATCATGAGGAGTGCCACATTTGATAGGTCTTTTATATAATCTTATATTGTCAATGAATAAAGTCATAAACTCATGACCATTGACCTGCTTTATAAAATCTACATTACTCTCATTAGCATTTTTCATGTGAGCATCAGGTACACCACCTAGGCAACCTGCTTGATCACCAAAATCATAGTCACATAAGTCAGCGATTGCTGGTCCGTGAAGTAGGTTCATAGTTAATGTTTAGTGTCATTCTAATATTTTTTGATGGAGAAGAACTAGAGTGCTTCCACTTACCATCAAACAAAATTATCTTACCTCTCTCTGCTGGTTCTCTATGTACAATCTCATCAGCAGAATCATTGAAAAAGAATGTATCTCCATCAGAATCGTTGACATAATATAATCCAACTAGATGTGGTTTCTCATTATCTACATGTGCATTGTGTGGTATGCCATAAGATTCAGGTCTAGGATATTGTAGAGTAACATGTGCTCTCAACATTATATTATTTGCTATACCTATGAAAGATCCTATTTCATTCCAAGGCATTGTTGAGAAAGTTGTTGATGCACCACCATTCACATCAAGAAATGTATGTGAGAAGTATGGGTTCATCGGCAGACCTTTTTTTTCTGCCTCGTTACCATAAGCACAGTCCTTGAAAAAGAACCAAGGTACTTTGATACATTGTTTCTCTATGTAATCAACAGCCTTCTCAGGCAGGTTGAAGATTCCTATAGGAGAGAATGAATTGTCGTTGCTCATCAGTGTTTTTCCATTCACCAGGTTGTAAGTAGTTGTGCAATTCCATAAGATGCACTTTCACATCAGTATCTAGAAGCATTTTCCAATTCAAATGCTCAGATATATGTACGTTAGAACAGTAGAAATTTTTTATATTCTTACTGCATAATGCAGCAGCAATAGCAAAGGTTCCTACACCAGAACTAGCAAGATGTTTTGCTCCTAACATTGTAGCAAAGTCTTCCTGAACTGTCAAAGACTGAACAGTGACCTTATCATGTTTCTTAAGTTCTTGAACCACTGGGTTGTGATTGTCAGGTTCCGTGACAACCAACGCCCTGTCATGGGAATCCAATAGTTGCATATAAAAATCAAGAGGATTAGGGACATACTGATCAGGGTTAGAAATCCCCCTGTCAAATACATCTCCACTCCTAATATGAATAACGATAGTATCATCAGGGACAACCACTCTCGGCAAGTCCAAATGCGGTCTGACAAAATCCCTACAGATCTCTCGCATCTCTTCATAAATCTGCGAAGGTTCCAAATCAACCTCCTTATAATTCCCCTCATAGTAGAAGAATTTGGATACCTGATTTGCATCGCTGTTTCCAAACGATGTTTTGTGTGGGAAGATAATTTCATGATCTAAAGATTCAAAAGTTCCTCTGACATTCCTAGCACACATTGTACCCAAGGCACACTGCTGAATGTTATTACCTAACCGTCCATACCAGTGAGACAGTTTCATCATTTTGCACAGTTTCCATATGCAAGGTATTTTTTATTAGATATGTCTGCATCATCAGCAATCTCTTTTGCTATCTGAGACATGATCCAATTATAGGTCTTTCTTATTCCTTCTTCAAGTGTCATCTTGTAATCCCAACCAAGTTTTTCTCTAATAAGATCGTTGTTAGAATTTCTACCTCTCACTCCTGTGTGTGGTACGTCAACATGATCTCTACCTATTGATTTGTTTGCAACTCTAGCAGTGATTTTTACCAACTCATTTATGGTAACCATCTCCTCTGATCCAATGTTGAGTGGTTCGGTACATTCGGAGTCCATAATTCTACGGGTTGCCTCAATACATTCGTCGATGTACAAGAACGAGCGAGTCTGCTCTCCGTCTCCCCACACTTCAATGGTATCAGCGAGACCTGCGTATGCAACTTTTCTACAGATTGCTGCAGGTGCCTTCTCTTTTCCACCGTACCATGTGCCTTCTGGTCCGTATATATTATGGTAGCGAGCAATGCGAACAGGTATACCGTAGTTACGACTATAACTGAGATATAATCTTTCCGAGAAGAGTTTTTCCCATCCATATTCGGAGTCAGGGTTAGCAGGG